TCATGCGGTCAATGGCAAGAACTAGAAACAACATAGAAAACATACCTAGCACGAAGCCAGACCAGTAGGTGCCGTTCTGTATGCGTTGATCAAGTAGTGAGTTCATGCGTTCTTCTCCTTTAGTTTGGCTTCGGTAGCCCGTTGCACAAGCTCTGCATATTCACCAGCACTCATAAATTGGTTGTAACCAGCATTAGAACGCACTCGTTCTCGCTCCTCATCCGTCAGCCCAACCCATTCTTTTGATGGTGCGGGCAAATTAACCCTTGCAAACCTAACGCCAGCAAGAAAAGCGGCATAGTTGTCGGACTGCTCTGCCGCAGCTTCAACATCAATTGCTTTAACACATTCAAACTCCTGCCCTTTTTCTGCCCACGCTGATTGTTGGGCCTTGTTCCACGCCTCTTCAACCCAGTTCATCCACTCGGTTTTTGTCATGGGTTTAGCCACCGTTCTTCTCCTTTAGTTTTGCTTCCCAACATTCCGGGGCAGGCCCGTCATGCCAAACAATCTCGGTGCCGTATTCTGGGTGCCCATGGATATTTAAGCAGTCTTCAATGTTCGCCCATACCGAATGTGAAGTGCATGCAGTAAGCCATCGTAAAGTCACAGTGCCGTCAGTCCAGATCACACCTTCAAATTGTGGTTCATCATCAGGATTCTTTTGATAGTGGTTGTGCGTGTCACGTTGGCTTATGGCTCTTCGATATGCAGTAAATCTTTTCATGTGTTCTTCTCCTTTAGTTTTGCTTCGATGGCTTGCCAGCAGTCTTCTAAATCATCTAACCCATCAACCGTCTCTTCAAACTCTGCTTGTGTCAGCCCAACCCATTTACGGTCACGTGCTTTTATAAAGGCGGCTCGGTAGTCATACAGTTGATGGGTGATTTGGTTGATTTCAGCGTAAAGTTTTTCCATTTCACACAACAAGCACTTACCTTCAAAGTCCTCGTAGCCATGCAAATGGTCTTTGTGGCATACGACCGTAATCTTTTTCATGTGTTTCTCTTTCTCAATATGTCTTCTGCACAAAGCATCCCGTTATAAAACTCCTCGGTAACTAAACCCAAGCTGGGTATATCGTTGTCCAGCCCAACCCATTCACGTTTTGGTGGTGCGACGTAGAGGGGCACATCCCCAGCCTCGGGCTTGAGACCGAGATTCGTTTGCCATGCAATACCGCCTAGCCCCACAACCGCTGACATGTAGGCTAGTTCTTCCTTTTTGATCCACGCAACTGGTTCGTTATACAAACCTAACCTTTCGTTTTCCTCAACCATTTTTTGCATGGCCCACTCATGTTTACCTTTTGCCGTTTCATCGACACGTTCTTGCGATATGTCGCTGGCGTGTACAGGTGCTGCATAAACATTGGCTTCGGAGTAATACAGTTTTCCCGCCATATCCAGCCTTACTTTTATTCCTCCGTCTACAATCCACGCCACAGGCTCTTGCTTCTCTGCCTGCTCTATGGCTTTGTATAGCGCGGTTTCAATATTTAACATTGCGACCTTTGCACTCGCCGGTAACTTATCCCACACTTCTGTGCTTGCAAAAGGTTTTAACTCTTCTAATGCTTGCTTCATAGCCTCGATGCTCATTTCTCACCCCTTTAAGTTTCTAGTGCCTCGGTCTTAAGTTTACAGTCCTCGGTTTTGGGTTTACGGTTGTGCCACAACATCTTTCTAATAGCCGCCCCACGGTCATGGACACCAAACTTGTAGTAAATCCTCGCCATGTGCTTACGTAGCGTCTCTACTGTTACCTGCACGATCTCCGCTACCTCATGCGTCTCTAGGCCTATGTTGTACAGATGTAGGATTAACGCTTGCCTAGGCATGAGAGGCCACTTCTTCCGGGTCTGATACGTGCCCGGATTCCTCCACAACCTCGGCACCCTGCCCTTCGTTTTTCTGAAGGGATCGTGCCACCTTAAGCGTCTTGTTGAACGGGTCGTGCCAGTTTCGGTGCTCGTACTTTGGTTCGTAGTAGATATACGCATTACCTGATCCTTTCTGCCGCGCCAATTCACCCAAGGCAACCAGACGCTCTAACTGTTTACGGGCGGTTCGCTCAGAGATTTTTCTTTTCTTGGCATACTCCTTGATGGTAGTCATGCGCCCTTCCCCCCTTTCGACTTATTCTTGCAAGGCCAGCGTTCTATCAACATCATGCCCACGAGAATGTCAGCAGGCAGGTTGCGGTTTTCAGCGTTCCTGCGTAGGTAGTCGATTGCCATGTCCTGTATCTGCCCTAGCGTGACATTAGACGGTATGCAGTGCGACACACTGTCACCATAGTCTGCAAGGCCAGCCAGATAGCCCAACCCATACATGCGTTTGCTAGTGCTCTCGCTAAGAAGGTCAGAGTACAGTTCATTGCCGGTGTGGAACCCTGCACTCGCCATCGCTGGTACGAACAACAAACTCAATAGTAGCTTTCTCATATGATCCCCTTTACGTATTTGTTCTTGACAGCAACGAAGACCTCCTTTGCCACGCCCTCTTTTATGAGTTCGTTCATCGCATGCAGGGCTGTGCTTTTGTGGCACGCCATACGTTCTGCGATCTGGGTAACTGTCAAGGGTGTCTTGCGTTGTGCCAAGTAACGTTGCAGTTTCTCTTTTACGGTCATTGTTTAGCGCCCTCCCATGCTTTGAGAAAGTCCATACCCGCCTGGGTCAGCATGATGAAACACTTACGCCCGTCGTTGTCCTGCGGGTTCTTGGTTTCTTTGATCCACTTCTTTGCCTTTAACGCGGCAATCTTCTTGTGCGTGGTGGCAGGTGTAGAGATCTTGTCATGGTGGCAGGCGTCGATAAGTTTCTGCGTGGGGATCATGCCCTGGAAATCACTGAGCACATCCAACACCCCTACGCATACAAGGTCAACGTTATACTGTTTTTGTAAATCTATTACACGAATCGGTCTCATACTCACTCCTTAGAAATTAAAACGGTCTACGATGTCTGCCACCTGGGTGCGGATCTCTGTGCGTGCATCGACCTGCTTGCGCAGATCGTCTGTGTCCACGCTACGCAGTAGCTTCTCCAACTCCACCCGTGCGGCCTCGATGGTCATGTCATTGGTCACATTCAACGCCTTCAAGGCCTCGCACAACTCCAGCCCACCCTCGATCAACGAGGCGTGGATGCGCCCCTTCTTCTGCTTGCCATTGACCTCCTCTACACGCAACTGCTTGAGCATACGGTCTAGGTGCCCCTTGAGTCGGGCCTTGGCATCTGCTACTGCCGCCGACACGCGCTCGTCAGCAAGAGACGACAGCTTCTTCTGTAGCTCGGCCTGCGCCTCGTTGCCCACATCCACACGGAAGTCACCGGCCTTGGGCACTGGCATGTAGTTCACACGGAACGAGAACTTACTGGCAACTTCTTGTGGGGCTGGGTACTCACTACGGTTGAACATGTCGCCCAGCGCCATCGCCTGCGCTGTGATCAACGAGGGGTAGACCTGCACGAACTCATTGACCATGCCCACGAACTCCTGCTCAAACTGCGTCATGCGCTGATTGAATGTCATAAAGTTCTTGGTAGGAAGCAGGCGGATGCCAGCGTCAGACCAGGGCAGGGTGTTCTCGTACACATAGGTACGCGCCGCATTAACGTGTTGCTGTATGACCTCCAGTTCGTTACGACCTGCAAGCAGGTGCTTGTTGACCCGAGCGGCATCCTTCGCCGCCGCACGTTTGTTATGCACAACCTCATCGGTTGCCCCCTTGTCTAACTTGCGTGCGGTCCACATAGGTGCGCTGAACTCAACCAACATGGCGCAGGTATCAATATTGAATCGGCTCATAGTTATCTCTCCTTTTTTATTAAGACAAACGCAGAACTTCTACGGTGTCGTTAGCTTCATCGACGGCAGTAAGTGCCGCGCCTTTACCAAAGACACGCGTTGCATACGATGACGTGGATGAACCAAGGGCTGTCGCTCCGTACTTACCACCAGGTATGATGACATTCTGTCCGGGCTGAAGCGCATCAATAAACGGGCGCACGTAGGCAGTCAGTTCACCGAACTGGTACTTGAGGTTGCGCTTACGCGTGGGCTTGATGGTCTTGACCTTTATGTGTAACGACTCACCGTGGCGATGCTCATTGCCATCAGCGTCACGCACAAAATATTCACAGCCCAGGTTTTTCATAACAGTTAACAACTCTGACAGAGTTTTCTGCTTTAGAGCGCTGACAACCTTAAGTGATTTCACTTTTTCTAATCCTTCTTTTGTAAAGTTACGTTGCGTTTTGGGCTTTGCTTGTGTGAAAAGATTTTGCTGTTGCATGGTGTTCTCCTTAAGAGTAGATGCGCAGGGTTTTGCCGTGCGCGGGTTTGAAATGGTCATTGTTAATCACGCCCCACAACTCTTTACTGCACACCGATGATGGGCAGGCATCGATGTATCCATCTGTCAGCCATATGGCCCCCGATGGTTTGTACTGCTTGGACTGCACATGCTGAACAACGCACTGCGGAGATGTACCGCCGCCACCCTTGGGTGCCAGTTGTTGTGCGATGGCGTCGTACTGACCCTGCACAAACGTCTGCTCACCGCGCACCCGTGTGTCCCACCAGATGATGCGAACCAGCGTGGGGTTGATCTGCTTACAGATGTTGGCGATCTCACCGAAGATCACGGGATAGACACCAGCCATTGACCCGGATGTGTCGCAGTTGATGTGGATTTCCCCAGACGCCATGTCAAAGTGCGTGGGCATGATGATGCCGAGCGGCAGAAACCTACGGTTGGGTGGGTTGTAACGAGAATATTCGTCACCCGAAGAAACTTCCTCCCACCACTCCCGCAACGCGCTACGCCAGTCGGTTTCACGGTTTACACCAAACCCACTGAGAACATCACACTTGCCATCGGCACCAGCCAGTCGCTTCTGCACCATCTCGCCGTGGTTCATGGCGTCCTGTACTTCTTGGCGCAGTTCATCCATATCAGCATCGGCAGGCGCAGGCATGTGCGTATCCAACGTCTGTTGACTCTGGCTTTGACTCTGGTCCTGGTTGTTGCGCAGGAGATCCTGCAACACATCGACAAACGACCGCCCGAAATACTTACTATCGACAAGGGGGGCAGGCGATGTGGGGCGCTCAACAAACGAGAACCCTGGGTCAGTCTGCTCGATGAACCCATTGACCACATAGTCCATCGCCTTGTTCGACTCGTTGGGGTACTTCGCCACGATGTCGGCGTAGTCCAGGCAGTGACGCAGGCCGATGTGTAGCGCCTCGTGGATGTGCACATAGCGCAACTGCTTGCGTGTCTGTGCCAGGGCGAACGCCTCCCCGTAGAAAATATCCTTGCCATTGGTCGCGGCAGTCGGTATGTCCTTGACCTCCACGCCGCCCATCATCACCGCACCAGACAACACACTGAACTGTTTGTGATTTAGGATGTCAACGTTCACCGCCGTGATGCGTTGACGCGCAGTCATACGGTCCCACTGTGTCAGCATTTGGGTCGTCATGATTACGCCTTGAAGAACAGACGGTTGTCGGTCAGCATCTCGCCAAACTTACTGACCGTGGTGTACAGCCCCATCGACTCACTCTTGGACTCGGTCACACGGCGCAGGAACAACGACTGCACCTCCGGCTCCAATCGTGCGATGTATGTTGTGTAGGCCTCGGCATCGTCACGCGTGCGTGTCTGGGCAATAGACCGGAACACGATGATCTGTTGTGCGATCTTATTGCTTGGCACTGGCGCGTAGCCAGGATCTTGGAGCACCTCGGCATTGCGTGGCACCTGCGCACCGAACCGTATGAACGACATCAGGAGAGAGGCAAATGCTTTGCCCACTGTGCCAGTAAGCGCTTGTTCAAGAGTGGTGCTATCGAATCCCCCCAGGGCGTAGGCATCGAGGATGTCAGAGGCCGCATGTAGGGTGCGCGGCGACGCATAGGCGTCTTGGACTTCTTGTGGATTGTAGATAGACGGGTTGTCTTTTGCTTGGTCTTTGCCTGCATATTTGCCTCCTGGTAAGTAGTCAACGAACGAGTCCAACACCTGCGGGTTCTCCTCCACACAGGCGATCAGGATGGGGTTCAACCCCACGGGTATGGCAAAGTTATTGATCCACTCCTGGGCCGTAGACTTGCGCATCTTCACCACAATGAGCCGGTTACGCAGGTGGGCGGCAAGGCTGTCACCTAGACCCTCGATGGCAAGGTTAGTCAGCCCGAACACCACCGACCCCGTGGGCATGAAGAACGTACCGATACGGCGGTCATACATGATGGGCGCGATCATGTTCTTCACATACTGCGGCACCTTGGCAACCTCGTCGAAGCAGACCAGCACAGGGCGCTCGCTGTCACCGCCACGCTGGTTGGCAAAGCTCAGACCCATCCGCTCGTTAGGCAACTCACGAGACACCCCCCGCTCACGGTCGATGTCAGGCATGAAGAGCGAACCATCAGACAATTGCGTGCAGTCGATGGGCGTGGGCTTGACGAAGTCTTTGAAGAACGGATCAGCGCTGAGCGTTTTGTGTAGCCATGTCTTGCCGGTGCCGTTCTCACCCATCACAAGGACGGTGCGCTTGTGGCCCACTGCCTTGATCAGATCGATAACTTGGTCGTGCGATAGGAAGTCTTTTGCATCCATGTTGTTCTCCTTTTTAGATTAACTGCACTGGTAAAAGATTATAGGACATAGTAAAACATTTGACAAGCAATATCTGAAACCTCCTTTCTTATTTACAGTTTGTTGTAGATAGTGTCATCGTAGGCATAGCCCCCACCGTAGCTGGACTCCACCGGCTCACCGAACAACTCGGCGCGTACCAGCATGACGAAGGTCTCTGGGTCGGTGTACGCCATGTCGTACATCTCGGCCTTGGTCATGTCGTACAGGGTATGGTCGTTACTGGCAGTTTGTTTGTCATACGACTTGTAGAAGGTAGACCACTTGTCCTCCTTGTACTCGGTCACCGTGGGGTCTCGGTCGGTGGGCAGGTCGTCCCACTCGATAGCAAGGCAGGCGTCGCGTAGGTTGAAAAGGCTGGGCAGGTGTAGCGTCTCAGCCCCACTGTGCTCGTGGTCGTAGCCGCATGACAGGTTGGTGCACTCGGGGATGATGTCGGTGTAGTTCGCCGTGTCGGTAAACACACCGCTGTCGTCTGGCAGGTACATGTTGGCCTCGTTGGTGTTGAGCGCATCGGCTAGGGCCTGGGCAAAGGCATCGGAACAACACCGTGACCAGCCCTGGTGTGTGATGACATCGGTTGACCCGCGTCTGTCGAACGCAATGGCACGGTTGAACTTGTAGAGAATGTCGCCGTACTTATTGAAGATATGCGATGACCCCAGACCGCCGCACTCCTCGGCACGGTGGAAGAAGTAACACCCAGGCACACCGGCGTCGATCATCTCCAGCATGACCCACGCACCAGCCGCATCGTCAGCACCCAAAGGCTCACCGTCGGTCTTGTAGTAGGTCTGCTTGGTGCGGTCGTACTTGATGCGTTGCTTGCCCTCGTTGCGGTGCACGGTGTCGGTGTGGCACGAGAAGAGCGTTTTGGGGTGGCGTCCATCTGCGTGAGGTACCGTGACGACCAGCGCCATGTCGTCAATGTTCAGGGGGTCATACGGCATGATGAACCGCTCGATCCACTGGGCCTCAGACTTCGACCCGTGTGGGCGTTTGTATCTGAGCATCTCGTGCAGTCGTTCGTCGTAGAACTCGGTGGATGTGGGGGTGGTTGTGGATGTCACTGTGTTTGCCTTTGTCATGTTGTTCTCCTAAGTGTGTTGATGATTAGCGCAATGCCTGAAAGGTGGCGTGGTAGAAGAAATGCGTACGGAAGTTGGTCATATAACGGAACGCTTTGGATGCACCCTCCATGTCACCATACGAACGCACGAGATCCCGCAGGGTAACGAAGCCAACGACACGCTCGTTGCCGTAGTCATCCGTGAACCGTGGTGCGTTGAGATACGCCTCGGCAAACAACTCCGGCATGTCATCAGCCCACACGATTGTCTGGTAGGGGAACCCCTCGACAGTATCAGGCGCAACCACTACGACACCCACCGCACTGTCTGCGTCTGACTCGTGGAAGTACACCTGACCCTCGGCATTGTTGATCACCTCGATGGCGTCGTCGGTACGCATCCAATTGCCGCTGGGGTCTTGCACGCACTCATCGATATGCCGATAGTCACCGTCATGCTCGCAGTACACGATGTCGTAGTAGTCAAGGTACTGGTCGTGGTAATACTCGCCATCGGTCTCGCAGTACACGCATGAGTCGCTCTCGATATGGTCTTCGTTGCCACGCCGTGAGTGTGCCCACAGGTATTGATCAGTGCAACATCTGCCGATGCGTATGCCGTGGTAGTCAGAGTAGGGCATATCGTCCTCGTCCTCCTCTGTGTAGTCACCACACACCTCGCACCTGCCACCCATGCGCTCCGTCAGCCCGTTGGTATTGGTGGCACTGCTCTTGTGTTCACCGTCGGAGTTGGCAACGAGCCAGTACCGCCTGCCATCGATCCTATGTATGCTCACATGCTTGTCATTGCCATCGATGTAGGGCATGACATACTGCCCGTCGTCGTGCTCAACCACAAGCAGGCGTGGGTCGTATTGGTACACAGACTCTCGCCGGTAGTCACGCTCCACCAACATATCGAGCAACGCGTTGGACTCATCACCGTAGACGCGAACGAAGTGTGCCTTGGCAGGATCATCAGGAAACGCAACGATGGCACGCGCCACCACACGGTCGTTCATCACGCGGTCAGTCAGCCACGCTAGTGCAAAGTCGCCAGACGCATAGACCCGCGCTGGATGTATGTCACTGTCGAACGAGTACACATCGCCCTGCATACACGAGGCCAGCCCACACTCATCCTCACGGATACTGTAGATAGCCTCGAAATCATCCGCATCCTTGGACATATGGAAGTCCAACTGCTTGACGCCATCGGCAAGAGAGCGGATCTGGTTTTGTGTCAGCGTCTCACCGTAGAACTGTGTGAGGTAGCGACCGACCTTTGTGCGCACCTGACGGTCACGCTTGCCGTACTCAGGCGATGGGGTGTAGGCCACCATCGTGGGGTCTTCGGTTGATATGTGTGGGAAGTGCCACCACAGGTGCGGGTTGTCCTTGCCTATCTTGCGTAGCGTTGCGAGAAACGCAGGTGGTTTGTAGTACTCCATCACAAAGCGTGCGTTCTCACGCCACACCCAGAACGCAGACTCAGGCATCGCCTCACGCATATACGCAATGGTGTTAGCGATACGAAACGCCGACCTCTCGCCGCTGTCGTTGATGTCTGAGCCAGACTGATACGCCTCGCTGAGTTTGCTTGCGAAGTCATACCCGTTGAACCTCGGTGCGTCAGCGCCGAACACCGGCTCGCCGTCGACCTGTATTTCGTGGATCAACTTGCCACCGCCAGGTTCGTTGCGCATACCGCCGTCGTCGTACAGATTACATATGCGTATGAAGTGGCAGTACTCGTCAGTGGTAGCGGTTTGCAACACTTGTAGCAAAGCATCTTTGGAATCTATTTTAGACATGATGTCCATGTTGTTCTCCTTGTGGTTAGTTTATTAATACGACAGCATCATCAGGATCATGTAGAACAGGCCAAAGGCAAAGGCCAGCCCCATCACCCCGATGAAATCTATGAACACGGCGCGCAACTCCTGCGCCCTGCGGATACGCCTGCGGCGTTCGGTTGAATTGACTCTCATTTGATGTCCTTTCTCACAAGTTTGTCTGCGTCTCTGTAGACTCTGTCGATGGTGTCAACGACGAACGAGATCAGAAGTTTCTTATCTGCGCCTGCCATCACACCCGCCAGCCCGAGCACCATCGCCGTGGCTGGCACAACATCGTCAAGGTCTGCACCCTCTAGCGTTGCGTGCAGTTTGTTTACAACATCTAAGTACTCGTCATTATTTGCGGTCATTTCAATTCCTCCGGTATCTCTACCTCGTCTCCAAGTTTGCTTGCGACATAGCACCGCATTGCTGCGATCAGGGGTGTTGGGCCTTTAACGTATTTGGGCGGGTAAACCGTTGTCCGGGCATTCCATTCTGGACCGCTTGAATACTTGAACACCCCAATCCCCTCCCGCTCAATAATCGGCCCACCTTGCGCCCAATCGGTTGACCATTCGGGATACATCCCACCGTAGTTGATGCGCTTTGTCCCGTCAATATCGGTATCCACGCTCGGGGTATACACCCCCTCACACTTCGCCACCGCCCAATCAAGGGCTGGCCCGTGTAGTTCATTCGTTTTCATGACTGCACCTCCTTGTAAGAAACTACTGGTTTGCAATGGATACGGGCGTACCGCTCGTCCTCACTCTCATCGGGAAAACACTCCCGTGCATAGCGCTCTGCTTCTATCTTTGTTTCAAACACATGGTCAACCCAGTGGAACCCACCGTTGCCGTCGTTGACATACCAAATCTCACTCATCTCACACCCCCCACATGTTTAAAAGAATCAGCCCACCGCATGCGGTGAGCACTAGGAAATAAAAAATAAAGATCATCTGTCCCATGGTTGTTTCTCCTTTACTGTGGTTTCTTTACATACGGCACGAGTGGTGCGCCTTGATATAACTCATGCAAGATCGCCGCAAGCTCTTCGGGATCGTCGGTTTTGTAGAGCAACTGCTCGTCGGCGTACAACTCGTAATAGTCATCGTCGGTCCGCTTGATGATCATTTTTTCTACGGTCATTTCACACCTCCTTGATAGTTGAAACTGACCAGTCGGTATCTGCTCCGCCCCATTTCACTGCGTACATGTACGCGTACGCTTTGGACTCGGCGTCTTCTTCGTTGTCTGCCTCCATCGTCAGCACCACAATATTGGGTTGTAGATGCCCGAGATACCGCTCGCAGTTGCCTACTCTGACTTCATAGGTCTTCGTACTCATTTCACACCTCCTTTTTTGTTGGTCAGCATCACGCACTCCATACGGAACGCGAGCCACTCACGCGTGCCATCGCTGGCGGGTTTTGTTTTGGTTCGTGGTTGAACCGGTTTTGCTACAGATGTTGCAAACTTCTTTGCCGTAAGCAACACGGCTAGGTTCTTTTTGGTCATGCTCATGGTTGTTTCTCCTTTGGTTATGCGGCAGAAGTAGACACCCGAACAGAGCCGCCTGCCGCGTGCGGTCTGTCGGTACAAATTAAGAGCGTGAGGGGAACAACATCCACGCCGGTGGTTCTGGTTTGGGTTCTTCAGGCGGTCGCCTGGGCATATCGTCAGGCGTCAACGCACCTTTGGCCTCGGCCCATCGGTCAACGATATCCTTAACTTGTTTAGAAGAAGGGTTCGTCAACTGGTACTCAAACTCTATTAGGAAGGTGTCGAACCGACTGCGTAAGAGCGGGTCTATGGTGTCGAAGAGTTTGTGTAGTTCCTCCCGCGCGTCATCGGTCACATACTCCTGCCACGAGTCGGGCATGAACCCACCTTTGCGGTACTTCTCCTTGACCGACATACGCACCAGCATGGCCTGGGCAAGCGCGAAGTCGAGGAACGCCAGCGCCCCCTTGTCGCCGTGGGTGCGTTGCATGTAGTTGTAGCGTTGCCTTAGCTTTTCTATTAACTCACTGAGAGAATCGCAGATCGCCTTGTACATGGGCGCCTGCCGAACCTGAATACCTTTGATGCCTGCGGCAGAGGCGCGCTTCTTACCGTGGGCCACACGGTCTGCGACAAATAGATCGATGTAGTGCTGGCTCTTGCCCTCCTTCTTCAGCCGCCGAGCGTACTCTGAGGGCGACATATCGAGCGGGGTTCTCTTGGATTTGTTGAAGCAGGCGTTGCACTCTGCGCCGTGATAGGTGAGGCGGCGTTGTGCGTTGGGGTTTCGGAGCCACGAGCGGGTTTGCGCAAGGGTGGCTAGGCGGGTGAAATCCGCCCGTGGTTTTGACTCATTACAGGTCGTGCAGATGTGAATGTCCATATTTGTGTCCAGTGCGTCCAGGGTTTTTGGGAAATGTCCACGCGTCGTGACAGCGTAGAACCCGCATAGTATCGCAGTTTGAGCGGATTGCGTACACCATACCCACAAAAATTAAAAACAAAAACAGGGAAGGCTGAGGTAAAAATTTTCCAGACGCGGATGTGTCCACTTGTACACCCCTCCATACATACATATATAAAATTATTTTTAGTAGTAGTAGTAGACGCTTTGGTGGACGCAGGACAGCGGCAAGCCGTTTGCGCGTGTCCAGTGTGGTGGACAAAACCCAAAAGTGGTGGACATTTGTCCGAGGGTCTTTTTTGACCCCTCCTTACTGCCAGTAAGTTTGTGATACGCAAAGCAAGGAGGGGGTTTGCTACATCTGTTGCAAAGCTCAATCGTCGGCCCCTAGGCGGTGCTCTAAGCCGCTCTTCCAGGTGGGATCTAGGCGGTATATCTCTTTAGTTCTCTTCCGCTTATAGGCCTGAATAGGGGCCTTGCTGGGCTTGTCGGTTTTGACGAGGTTGCGGGTGGTGCGTGAGTCTTTGAAGGTTTTGGACATGGTTGAATCTCCTAGTGGTTGATTGTGAGTACTGCGGTTGGGTTTTACTGCGCTTTGCTACAGGTGTTGCAAAGAGGTTTGGAATAGGCGCGAAGCATCCCGCGCCACTCGTGAGCCGCACAATCTTGTCAATTACTTGATGCGAGCGAGGAAATCTGCGCGTTGTTTTGCGGTGAGATCCCAAAAGCCTGCTATCAACTCACTGACAGGATCTTTGCGGTTGACATCGCGCGCACCGCCACGGTTACTGCGAACGCGTTTGTGGTGAGGATCAATCGTGCGACCCCATTGCATCTGCGCGGCGGCGTGCCGCTCGCCTTGCGCATCCTTAAACTTCCACGCGCCGTCTTTGTTTTGCTCGACTGCGCAACCATAGTGTGCCGCGTGGGTTACTGCCAATTCACTGACAAAATCATCGGGCAGTGAATTGTCTTTCCTCAAATGCTTGGCAATAGCGTCTCGCATCGCCGCGCCTGCTTTGAGGAATGAACCGTAGGTCTTGCACTCGTTTGCGTATTTCATGGTGTTTCTCCTAGTAAGTTTGCTACATGTGTTGCAAAGGGCTTCGGGGCTTGTCACCCGAAGGCTGGCTGGGCCATCCCAACCAACACCTATATTTTAACATAAGAGATTTTTCTATTGACCCGTTTTTGCCGTTTTGCGACCCCACCCCAGGGTGACCCCCCAAATATGTGACGGTGCAGCGGCGCGGCAAGAACAGTGTTTCGCAACCACGCTCCACACTTTGTCAAATTTGTGGCAAATCCACCCCACCCCCTCGTCCCACGATAAATACAACAAAGGAGGAAACGCCAATGCTAAAAATATTTGTAAAAATAAAAATAGTTATTGTCAAATCTTTGACAAAGTAACTTAAAAAAATCCCCCGGAGCAGTAGAGGGGGTAGCTCGACGGGGGGAAGACTGAGCGCACTCAGCCGAAGGAGAGACAACATGAAGCCCCTTGCGAGACCACACGCCAAGAGTATACACTCACCCCCACTAGGTACAACCCTATGCTTCGGGAGACCCCCGCGTGTTAGAACATTTGTTGGAGATCGAGTACGAACCCGAGGTGCTGACTGCACCCAGAGAATCCTTTACGCCTGAGAAAAAGCTCTCGGCAACAGATCTGCTGCAAGGGCAGATAGAAACGACGGACTGGTTAGAAGAATTAGGCGCGCGGACGGATGAAGAGGTGCTTCAGACAGCGCAAGAGAATCAGGCCCGTGATGCGTTTAAGGCATTGGTGGCAACACCAGCCGAGGCAAAGAACGCGGTGGCGAAAGTCACTGTACCCCCGGCGGTTAAGAAGCTGGTTGGGATGCTGACCGCCTATGACTGGGCGTTTGTTGAGCAGGCCAAAGAGATCCGGGGTATGGCGGTGGCTAAGATTTTGGAGGAGACCGACCACCCAGACGCCAGAATTCGTCTAAAGGCGCTAGAGTTGCTAGGCCGCGTGACGGAGGTGGGGCTGTTTACGGACAGGATTGAGGTGAAGAAGACAGAATTGTCTGATTCAGAGTTAGACGCCAAGATTAAAGAGAAGCTCCTAGCTATACAGAATACGATTGACGCGCCGAAAGACGACGAGAACGTCACAGACGTAGAAGAAAATGAACCGTCTGAGTGACGCGGAGATCCAGAATCTGCTGGCAGGCATGTCGCCACAGCAGAAGTACGAGTTTTTAGAGGAGTTGGAGGAGCAACAGAGGCGTCTGCGGTTAAAAAACGCCCGTGGGGACATGATTTCCTTTGCCAAGGAGGTCTATCCAGGGTTCAAAGAGGGGGCGCACCACAGAAAACTGGCGAAAATCTTCGCAGATGTGGCCTCGGGTAAGAAAAAACGCGTGATTATCAACATCGCGCCCCGTATGGGTAAGTCAGAGTTCTCTTCTTACCTGTTTCCTGCATGGTTTCTGGGGCAATACCCAGAGAAGAAGATCATTATGGCAACCCACACGGCGGGGTTGTCAGAGGATTTTGGTAGGCGGGTACGAAATCTGATCGAGGGGGAGGACTATCGCAATGTATTCCCAGGAACTCTTGTGGCAGATGACCAAAAGGCGGCAGGAAAATGGTCTACAGCGGCTGGCGGTCAGTATTACGCAGTGGGTGTGGGCGGAGCGCTGGCTGGTCGTGGTGCTGACTTATTTGTTATTGACGACCCACATTCTGAACAGGATATAAAGGCGAACTCCAGGGCTACGTTTGATAATGCGTGGTCGTGGTTCCAGACTGGTCCGTTGCAACGTCTGATGCCAGGGGGTGCGATCCTGGTGATTATGACTAGGTGGTCGCTGGTTGATCTGACGGGTAGGCTCTTGACGTTTCAGGCGAGAAACCCAGACGCAGATCCGTGGGAGATCGTAGAACTGCCAGCCATATTGTTTGAGAACACGGAGCGGGAGAAGTCGCTCTGGCCCGAGCAGTGGCCCGTGGAGCAGCTAAAGCAGAAAAAAGCTGCGATGGACCCGAGGTATTGGAACGCCCAGTATATGCAGCAGCCCACGGCAGACTCGGCTGCGTTTATTAAGAGACAGCACTGGAGAATCTGGGAGCACGACGATCCGCCGCCATGCGAGTTTATTATTCAGTCCTGGGATACGGCGCACGAAGCCAAGACCACCGCTGACTATACGGCGTGTACAACCTGGGGTGTCTGGTATAACGAAGAAGAGGGCAACAGGCCAAGCCTGATGTTGCTCGATGCGTTTAAAGACCGGATGGAGTTTCCAGAGTTAAAGGAAGTGGCGTATAAACAGTGGAAAGAATGGAACCCAGACGCGTTTTTGGTGGAAAAAAAGGCAGCAGGCGCGCCGTTAATACAAGAACTGCGTAGGATGGGGATACCGGTTGATGAGTTCACGCCAAGCCGGGGTAATGACAAGATAGCGCGGGTCAATGCGGTAGCGGATTTTTTTGCAAGCGGGGCGGTCTGGGCACCAGATAGGCGGTGGGCCAGAGATGTGATCGAGGAAGTGGTTGCGTTCCCGGTTGGGGAGCACGATGACTACGTGGACACGATGACGCAGGCACTGTTACGCTTTAGAAATGGTGGGTTCATTACGTTGCCTAGCGATGAACCAGACGAACCCAGATTCTTTAAATCAGGCCGCAAAGCGGCGTATTACTAGGAGCCATTATGGCGGTCGAGAAAAGTCTGTACCAAGCCCCCCGTGGGATTATCGAAGACGTAGAAGATACGTTGGGCGAACCGGATATTGAGATTGAGATCGAAGACCCGGAAGAAGTAAAGATCCGCGCTGGGGGTCTGGAGATTGAGATCGAGCCAGAAGAAGAGGCAGATTTTTATACCAATCTGGCAGAAGAGATTAGTGAAGATGACCTTCAGCTTATTGGTAATGAACTGCTAGAAGATATTAAAAGTGACCTCGACTCCCGCAAAGACTGGGAGAAGACATACAAAGAAGGTCTTACGCTACTTGGGTTGCAGTACGAGGAAAGAACAGAACCGTGGGACGGCGCGTGTGGCGTGTTCCACCCCATGATTACAGAAGCCGTTGTGCGCTTCCAGTCAGAAACAATCATGGAGACATTCCCTGCCCAGGGGCCGGTGAAGACAAAGATTCTGGGTAAAGAGACGCGGGAGAAAGAAGATGCTGCCGCGCGGGTCAAACACGACATGAACTACGAGTTAACCGAGCGCATGCCGGAGTTTCGTACCGAGCACGAGCGGATGTTGTGGAACCTGCCTGCTACCGGGTCTGCGTTTAAGAAGGTGTATTACGATCCGTCGCTCCAGCGCCAGACATCGATCTTTGTGCCTGCCGAAGATGTGATCGTGCCCTACGGCGCGGCGTCTCTGAATACTGCGGAGCGTGCGACGCACCGTATGTATAAGACCAAAAATGAGATCCGCAAGCTCCAGGTGGCTGGGTTCTATCGGGACATTGAGCTTGGCGATCCGCCGAAAACAAAGAACGAGATACAAGAGAAGAAAGACAAAGAAAGTGGTGTAAACAGTCTGAATGATGATCGGTTCCTGCTGTATGAATCCCACGTCAATCTGGATATGGAAGGGTATGAAGACGAGGAAGATGGCGAGCCGACAGGCATAGCCATACCGTATGTAGTCACAATACTGGCGCATACAGGCGAGGTGCTGTCCATACGGCGTAACTTCTACGAAGATGACGATACAAAAGAGAAGCGCGATCACTTCGTTCACTACGTCTATATCCCTGGGTTTGGGTTCTATGGGTTCGGTCTTTTCCACCTGATTGGTGGATTTGCCAAGTCGGCAACGTCGATCATTCGGCAGTTGGTGGATGCCGGTACGTTATCTAACCTTCCTGGTGGCCTGAAGGCCAGGGGCTTACGGATCAAAGGCGACGACACGCCGATTGCTCCGGGCGAGTTCCGAGATGTAGATATTGGTTCTGGTGCACTGCGGGATAACATTCTGCCCCTGCCGTACAAGGAGCCGAGTGCCACGTTGTATCAGTTACTTGGCACAATTGTGGAAGAAGGCCGACGGTTTGCTGCAACGGCAGACATGAAGATCTCCGACATGAGTGCGCAGGCACCGGTCGGTACGACGCTTGCCCTCTTGGAGCGCATGCTCAAGGTGATGTCGGCTGTTCAGGCGCGTGTGCACTACGCGTTCAAGCAAGAGTTGCAGTTGTTGGCAAACATCATCCGTGACTACACCGACGATACGTATGACTACGACCCGGTAGAAGGCACGCGGCAGGCGAAGAAGGCTGACTACGACATGGTGGAGATTATCCCCGTGTCAGACCCCAACGCCGCTACGATGTCTCAGCGGGTTGTGCAGTATCAAGCAGTGATCCAGTTGTCACAGACTGCGCCTCAGATCTACAACCTGCCAGAGTTGCATCGCCAGATGTTAGAAGTGCTGGGGATCAAGAACGCTGCCAAGCTGGTGCCGGTGGAGGACGATCAGAAACCCACAGATCCTGTCACGGAGAACATGGAAGTGATGAAGGGCAAACCTGTGAAGGCGTTCATATATCAGGACCACGATGCCCATATCGCCGTACATACTGCTGCACTGCAAGATCCACAGATGGCAGCGCTCATGGGGCAGAACCCCAAGGCACAGATGATGTTTGCTGCAATGCAAGCACATATTGCCGAGCACGCAGGGTTCGCATATCGCCGTCAGATCGAAGAGCAGTTGGGTATACCGTTGCCCTCGCCTGAAGATGAGATGCCCAAAGAGCTTGAGTTGCAGGTCTCGCGTCTTACAGCAGAAGCCGCCAAGCGTGTGTTGGCGAACAACCAAGCTAAAGCTGCACAGAAACAGGCGCAACAGCAGGCACAAGATCCGCTCATCCAGATGCAGCAGCAAGAGTTGGCCCTTAAACAAGCAGAAATCCAACGCAAAGCTCAGAAAGATATGGTCGATGCGCAGGCAAAACAGGCAGAACTTGCGATTAAAGAGAAGGAACTCATCGTTAACGCCACGGCAAAAGTCGATGAGATGGAGCTTAAAAACCGTGAACTCTTGGCGCGTACAGCCCAAGCTGTTGACGAGCTATCGTTAAAAGGCGAGCTAGAAGGTATGAAGCTCGGTACATCTGTCGCACAAAGTCGTGCGCAAATGCGTCAACAAAGCAGTAAACCCCAAGGAGGTAACACCCAGTGATAGAAGCCTTCGCAGAACATCTGCGCAAACGTATCCGTGAGGATATGAACAACTACGCCGACGATCTTGCCGGTGGAGCGTGCCAAAACTTTGAGCAGTACCAAAAACTCTGCGGTGTTATTCAAGGTCTAGCCATTGCAGAGTCCTACCTTTTAGATCTTGCTAAGAAAGTCGAGGAAAGTAATGAATGAAGTACTGCTGAGTATTTCTAAGCAATTACAACAGCAGCGTTTACAGATGATGGAAGATTTGGCTGATGGCAAAGCCAAAAAGCACTCCGTATACCAGTACCACTGTGGTGTTATGCGGGGGCTATTAATTGCCAACAACATTCTTGCCGAAACGGCAGAAAGGCTTGCGAAACAAAATGACTGAAGAAACAAACGAGCAACAAGCTACGCAATTACCTAAACCACGCGGATGGAAATTGTTGTGCGCAATACCGGAAGTCGAAGATAAGTTCTCAGGAACCGACCTTTTAAAACCGGATTCGGTGACAAAAGTGGAAGAGCACAGTACGACCGTGCTGTTTGTAGTTGATGTTGGCGACGATGCCTACAAAGACCCAGGCAAGTTCCCTAATGGTCCGTGGTGTAGTAAAGGTGATTTTGTGTTAGTTAGGGCTTACTCTGGAACTCGTTTTAAAATTCACGGCAGAGAGTTCCGCCTGATTAATGACGATCAGGTAGAAGCCGTTGTTGAAGATCCACGTGGCTATACACGCGCTTAATAGGAGCTAGAAATGCCAGAAGCATACAAATTTCCCGATGAACAAGAGCAGCAAGGGCAAGACGAAGAATTAGAAGTTCGTACCGAAGAAGATGATATTGAACTAGAGGTTGTAGACGATACGCCGGAAGAAGATCGGGGCCGTAAGCCTCTTGATCGCGATGTCAATGATCCGACTGATGAAGAAGTTGCGGAATATAGCGACAAGGTTCAGAAGCGGATGCGTGAATTAACCCACGCACGGCACGACGAGAGACGGGCGAAAGAAGCCGCTTTACGAGAGCGAGAAGAAGCAGCGCGTGTTGCTGAGCAGTTATTGGCAGAAAACAAGCGTCTGCGTGATCAGTTCCAGGCAGGGGCCGAGACATATACAAAAGTGGTTCAGTCTCAGGCCGATATGGAACTGCAAATGGCTCGGCAGAAACTAAAAGCGGCACAGGAGTCTTACGATACTGATGCGATTATTGCAGCGCAAGAAGAGTTGGCTGCGGCAAAATATCGTTCTGAAGCAGCAAAGGCGTATAAACCGCCTGCTTTACAACAACCAGAAAAAGAGGTATATGTAACACCTACGCAGCAACAACCTGCTGTTCAACTGACTGATACGGACGTTAAGTGGCAAGCTCGGAATCAGTGGTTTGGGCAGGATGATGAGATGACCGCTCTCGCGTATGCTGTGCACAAGAAGTTGGTCAACGCTGGTGTCCGTGCAGGAACACCGGAATATTACGAGCGGGTAGACGCTCGCATGCGTGAAGTGTTTCCCGATTTTTTCGGTGAGACGAAGAAGGAAACGAGAGAAGTTAAACGTCCGGCAACCGTTGTTGCTGCTCCTACCCGTACTGCGGCTAAGAAAACGCAAGTTACGTTGACTAAATCGCAAGAAGCGATTGCTCGACGGCTTGGTCTTACCAATAAGCAGTATGCAACTGAAGTATTAAAACTTAACTCGGAGTCCTAATATGTCTGAACGAATCAGTCGTGACGGTACGCAAGAGCGTACACCTAGAAACCTTCAAACACGTGAGGGTGCTGCCCGTATGGTCTATCAGCCTGCGAGCACGCTTCCAGAACCAACACCACAAGCCGGATGGCGTTTTAGGTGGGTTGGTGTAGAGCTTCTGGGTCAGGCAACCCCCCAAAACGTATCCAAACGGACACGGGAAGGATGGGAACCTGTACGCGCAGAAGATCATCCCGAGCTACAACTCGCTGGCAACAAAAATGGCAATGTTGAATTAGGTGGTTTGATGTTGTGCAAAATGCCGCAGGAATTGGCAGAGTCGCGTGGCAGCTACTACCATGTTCAAAACAAGGCGCAGATGGAGTCTGTGGATAACAACTTCCTGCGAAACAATGACCCACGCATGCCCCTGTTTAGCGAGAAGAAAAGCTCGACGACCAGAGGTGTTGGGTTTGGGTCTGGGTCTAAATAACTTTTTAAACGAGGTCAACTATGGCTTATCCTACTGTTAATGGCCCCTACGGGCTAATCCCGATCAACTTGATCGGCGGTCAGGTATTTGCTGGTGCTACTCGTCAGATCCCCATCGCTTCGGCTTACGCCACCGGTATTTTCTTCGGTGACGTTGTTAAGCTCTCCAGCGACGGTGTTCTGGTGAAAGAAACCGGTACTACTACCGCTACTCCTGTTGGTGTGTTTCTTGGCTGTTCTTACACTGATCCTACCTACGGTAAGGTCTTCCGTCAGAACTACCCCGCCAGTACAACCGCTTCTGACATCATGGCTTACGTCCAGGATGATCCTGATGCGCTGTACAAAGTAGCTATTGTTTCTTCTGGTACGACTATCGGTACTGTCCAACGTACGGCTGTTGGTAACAACGCTGCTCTGGTTCAGAACTCTGGTAACACGACCACTGGTAACTCTGGCGTGGCTATTGACGATACCGTTGCTACTACGGCTTCTTTGCCGGTTCGGATCGTTGATCTGGTTCCTGAGACTTCCTATGTTTCTGGCGGCAATGTTGTGTATCAGGAAGCGATTGTTAAGTGGAACGCCCCGTACGTGGTTTCGACCTCTGACGGTGGTATTAATACCACTAGCGTCGTGACCGGTGGCCATCAGTATCTCAACCCTGTTGGCGTATAAGGAGAAACTTAAATGGCTATTTCACGCGCACAACTACTTAAAGAACTCCTTCCTGGCCTGAACGCACTGTTCGGTCTTGAATATGCTCGTTATGGTGAAGAGCACAAGGAAATCTACGAAACCGAAACCTCCGAGCGTTCGTTTGAAGAGGAAACCAAACTGTCTGGCTTCTCCGCCGCACCGGTGAAGAACGAGGGCAGTGCAATTGCCTACGATAACGCGCAAGAGGCGTTCACCGCTCGCTATACGCACGAAACCATCGCCCTTGGCTTCTCCGTCACGGAAGAGGCCATCGAGGACAACCTGTACGACAGCCTGTCGTCCCGGTATACCAAGGCCCTGGCCCGTGCTATGGCATACACCAAGCAGGTTAAAGCCGCTGCCATTCTTAACAATGGCTTCGACTCTGCCTATGCTGGTGGTGATGGCAAGCCGCTGTTTGATACCCAGCACCCGCTGGTTTCTGGTGGCGTTAACTCCAACGAGCCTGCTACCCCGGCTGACCTGAACGAGACTTCTCTTGAAGCCGCCGTTATTCAGATCGCCGCGTGGACGGATGAGCGTGGTCTCCTGATCGCTGCTCGCCCCCGCAAGCTGATTATTCCTCCTGCGCTGCAATTCGTTGCAACCCGTCTGTTGGATACGGAACTCCGTACCGCTACGGCTGACAACGACATCAACGCCCTGCGGAATAATGGCTCGATCCCCGAGGGTTATGCCATTAACCACTTCCTGACCGACCCGGATGCCTGGTTCCTCACCACGGACGTTCCTAACGGTCTGAAGCACTTTGTGCGTACGCCGATGCAGACGTCAATGGACGGGGATTTCGATACAGGCAACGTTCGTTACAAGGCTCGTGAGCGTTACAGCTTCGGCTGGAGTGACCCTCTCGGGATGTTTGGTTCGCCCGGAGCTTAAGCCTTATAAATCAAGCCTTTGGGCTAGATTGGAACCCCGCCTTGCGCGGGGTTTTTTATTGCTGTATGATTTCCCGTATCGTAACTAAAGGAGGAAATCATGGAGTATCCGAAGACCCGCGCCGAAGCAAAAGCCCAAGGTGCAACGCACTACTTCACAGGCTTGCCGTGTTCTAGGGGGCACATAGCCCTACGCAAAACAAAGGGTGTGTGTATTGAGTGCATGAAGGAAGACTGGGTAGTAGATAACGAGAAGCGTAAGGAGAAGCCGAAGTCAGAAGCGGCTAGGGCCGCAGGGAGACGCTACTATCAAAAGAACCGTGAGGCTGTTATTGCACGCGCGGCAGCTAGGCCCCACGAAGAAGTTCGTATCTACAAAGAAAAGTACAAGATTGCCAACCCAGAACTTTACAAAGCCCTCACCAGCGTGCGTAAACGGCGACACAGAAACGCTACACCGCCTTGGGTAACAAAAGAACAGAAGCTCCAGATCCGCCAGCTATACCTAGAAGCGCAGAGACTTACCAAACTTACTGGCGAACGCTACGTGGTGGACCACATAGTTCCTTTGATAAATGACGCGGTGTGTGGCCTGCACGTGCCCTGGAATCTGCGCGTAATGACCCAAGAGGAAAACTTGAAGAAGTCGAACAAGCTCCTTGACGCCCCAACAAATACCTGATACAAAGAGAACAAGTCTAGGATTTCCACCCGTACAGACTGACCTAGCAGACTTAGTAGAGACGGTACGGGGATGTGCTACTACACGAAAGGAAGCCAAAAATGGCTCAAACCTCTTTCTCCGGCCCAGTAAACCTGGGTGTCTTCACGGTTGCTACCGCCCCCACTACTGCTACTACTGGTTCTGTTGCATATTTCAGCAACGGCGCTGCTGGTAGTCCTGTTCTGGCGTTCTTTGATGGTACCGACTGGCTTCGCGTAGATACTCTCGCTGCTATCTCCGCTTCGTAATAGGAGGCTCAAATGCCTACTATGCAATATGACGTACTAGCGACTAAGCCGCTAGAGTCAACCGGTAACTTTCTAGACCAGAACGATAATGCCATTCAACGGGCGCGGATTAAGACTGTCTATGCTGTTAATGGCGCTAGTGCTGGGTCTGTGGTTATTCGTGAAGGCGGTGCTAGTGGAAAGATCCTCATAACGGTCAATACCGCTGCTAGTACAACCGCTGGCTACACGATTATCCCGATGCCCGGCGAAGGTATTCTGTGCGAGTCTGGTCTGCACGGTACTGTCACCAACACCACTTCGATGACTCTGATCTATGGCTAAGACACCAGCATGGCAGCGCAAAGAGGGCAAGTCCGAAAAGGGCGGTCTTAACGCCAAAGGACGGGCCTCCTACAATGCAGCTAACCCTGGAAAGCCGGGGTTAAAAGCCCCGCAGCCTGAAGGCGGTCCTAGGCGGGATTCATTCTGTGCCCGTATGAAAGGCATGAAGAAGAAGCTGACATCTGCCAAGACAGCTAAAGATCCGAACTCTCGTATCAATAAATCGTTGAGAGCATGGAACTGCTAAATGGAAATGATGCTTTGGAACGTCGTTCTTACGGCGATAGTGGCGGTAATGGGTATGCTGCTTAAGGGCAAGTTCGATGAACTACAGCGGATCAGCATTTTGCTGAACCGTACGCGGGAAGAAGTGGCGCGGGAGCACATTACCCGCGCAGAAGTACGGGCCGATCTGGATAAGATTCGGGAACATTTTGATGATGGGTTCAAGCGTCTGGAAGCCAAGATAGACGCGTTAGGCCAACGTAATTAGGAAAAGGAACTGCTATGAAAAAGATGACTGGTATGGGTGCCACCAAGATGGGTGCTGTTAAGACTGCTGCCCCGAGCCGTGACGGTGTTGCTACCAAAGGCAAAACCAAGGGCAAGATGATCGCCATGATGAACGGTGGATCGCCCAAGACCAAGATGACCAAGGCGAAGTGCTAAATGTTGCCGAGTCGCGGGATGGGCGCTATACGCTCATCCAAAATGCCAAAAGCTAAAACGGGACGCCGTAAAGATGGTGACACGTTTCAGACGTTCAAAGATGGCGGCGAGACTAAATCGCGTGTCAATGAAGCAGGCGTTTACACAAATCCTGGGCTACGTAAAAAGATCTTTAACCAGATTAAAAATGCTGACACTCAAGGAACTCGTGCAGGGCAGTGGTCAGCCCGAAAAGCACAACTCCTGGCAAAGAAATACAAAGCCGCCGGAGGTGGCTATAAGTGATTTCTCCGCCCGTGTACGACCCCAAACGGGACGGCAATGTGTTTTCGTGGGTTTTAAAAGCTGCACAGGTGTTCCGGGAGCGGAGAAAGACTGAAGTAGATGCCACTAAAGAAGCCGCAGCAGAGCTTAAAAGAATGGACCAGCCAAAAGTGGAGAACTAAAAGTGGGAAACCGTCCTCCGTTACTGGCGAACGTTACCTCCCAGAGAAGGCGATCAACGCACTATCTCCAGCTGAGTATGCAGCGACGACTAGAGCGAAAAGAACTGGTAAAGCTGCTGGAAAACAATTTGTTAAACAACCAAAGTCAATTGCAGCAAAGACAGCGAGGTTTCGATAATGGCTAATTTAGGCATGCGTACCACCAGAAAGGATAAACGCCTTTAGTCTTGGGTGCTTTTCAGCATGGCATACCTTACACAACACTTGAATATTTTGGGGGTCTGCTCTAAGAGCCGGTTCTGTGCTGTGCGACTTTATATGGTGCCCTTGAAGTTGATGCGTTGTTCCACAATCTTCGCATTTACCGCGCTCTTTAATAATGTCTTGCATTATTTTTCTAACAGAATAGGCTCTTTTACTACTACCTCCGTTCCATTTATGGTGATTGGCTCCACGCATAGACTTACCCCGTGCTTTAGCCATACACGGTATGGAGCAGTATTCGTTAGTACCTCCACGGCCCTTACGCACACTAAAAGGCTTTTTGCACTCTTTACACACGCACTGTATAAGTGTTTTTTGTTTGCGCGGTTTTATCTTTTGCGAGCATATTTTGGAACAGGCGTTTGTATCTCCTCGCACATGCGCGTGAGGGCGGGTAAACTTACTTCCACAAGCACCGCATACAAGTTCAATACGTCCTCTTCCTTGTATTTTTCTCTGGAGTTTAGTCATGGCTGAAAAGAAAAAGTGGATACAAGATGCTATTAAACCACAAAATGTGGGGAAGCTGCGTAAGCAGCTAGGTATCAAGGGTGACAAGAAGATCCCAGAAAAGAAATTAGTCGCCGCCTCCAAGAAGCCTGGAAAACTAGGCCAACGTGCGCGTCTTGCCCGTACGCTAAAAGGGATGAGTAAGTGACAACCTCTGGCACCGCCACCTTCAACCTCGATCTTAACGAGCTTGTAGAAGAAGCGTTTGAACGCTGTGGCGCAGAGTTGCGCACGGGCTATGACCTTCGTACGGCGCGGCGCAGCATGAACCTGCTGTTTGCCGATTGGGCCAACCGAGGTATCAATCTGTGGACGGTGGAGCAGGGCCAGATTGTTCTGGTGCCTGGGCAAGCCACTTACGCGCTCCCCGTGGACACGGTGGATCTTTTAGAGCATGTAATCCGTACACAAGCCGGTAGCGTGCCCAACCAAGCGGATCTGACGATCACGCGTATCAGCGTCTCGACCTACGCAACAATCCCTAACAAGCTGGCACAGGGCAGGCCCATCCAGGTCTGGATCAACCGGCAGAGCGGTGCTACGACCCCCACAGGCGTCAACGCGCCTACGATCAATGTCTGGCCTACCCCTGATACTTCGACGACCTATACGTTCGTTTACTGGCGTATGCGGCGTATCCAAGATGCTGGGGCTGGCGGGGTGCACACCCAAGATATTCCGTTCCGTTTTC